TGCTGTTCAGGTAGCCGCTGTTCCGGTCGCCGCTGTTCAGGTCTCCGCTGTTCCGGTAGCCGCTGTTCCGGTCGCCGCTGTTCCGGTCGCCGCTGTTCAGGTAGCCGCTGTTCCGGTCGCCGCTGTTCCGGTTGCCGCTGTTCCGGTTGCCCGTACATCCTTTTCCGGTATTAACCATTTCCAAGACTTCTTGCCACGTAATTTCCTTGACAATCAGCATTTTATCAGTCGCAATCTTTGAATCTTCCTCGACCATGACGCCGAGAACATCAACCTCTGCCACCTTGTTGTTCGGGTCAAACGAATAATACGAAAAGCAATCAGCCAGCTTTAGGCAAGCGTGCAGACCATTATTACACGGAACAATCTTGCCTTTAGCCGTGAACTCTTTGCCAACTTCATATTGCATGCCCCGACACTTCCAGTCGGAATTAAATACTTTGTACGCCTTCATTTTATTCCTCCATTAATTATTTACTGGCCGGGTTAGTGGCCAGTGCTGCTATTGGTTAATTTTGTAAGTATAGCCTTGATTGTCAACCAATTGTTGAATAGCTTCTTGCTCAGCAACACTTGTCACATGCCGCTTATTTTTCTTGATTACATTTCCGCTTAACGGCTCAATGGTAAAATTACCAGTTTCGCGCAGGAATCTTTCATTGGCATCTAAAAAATCATTCATATTTATGGCCTCCACACCATAGAATAATTATAGGACAGGATTAGGGATTATGCAAGCTTAATTTTAATTATTTTGTTGATTATTGAATTATTTCTTGATCGTCAATTTCAGTCTCATCAAATAATCCAGCTTGATCATCAATAAACGAGTAGTTAATATTTTCAAGGTTCCTGATAGCCTGTTGAAAATATGTAGGCTTCAATTCAACCCCGACACCCTTTCGGCCATTCAAAACAGCCCCATAAACCTCTGATCCAACACCCATAAATGGAGTGAATACAATTTCACCAGGATTAGACCGCATAACTACCACGCGATTGATCACATCCAATTGCAGCGGGTGAACGTGCTTTTCGTCGTCCTCACCTTTGGCTGGCTTGAATGGCAAAACATGACCAAGGCGTACATCATCCCAAATGCTTGAAGCATATTGTCTCCAAATCCAATGAGAGAAACGGTTTTCAATTTGATTGCCTTGAAAGTTTTTCCACCGATAGAGTTCTTCTGGTATTTTACGTTCACCAGCATAATATTGAAGCCCTGACGGATGTGCCACTGGCACCGCATTTTCGCCACTCTTGCGAAATATTAAAAGGTAGTCAGCAGAGGCAACGCCGCAATCAATAGAGTCAATTGTCAAAGTTTTGTGAGCAAGGTTCTTTTGCATTGTTCGATTGCGCACTGCTAAAGGCTCTTTCCAGATACCATGACGAGCGATATAATGTAATCCGAGTTTTTCATGTAATCGGATAATATCGCCAGGGAAGTCCCGAAGATGGTCAGTGCCAGAGTTTCCAGATGGCACGTCCATGCAATGAACGGCAGTACATCGCCCATCCATGGTCATTCGGGCTATTTCCTTAACAATAAATCCATAGTGATCAAAAAATGCCTCATAACTGTCACAGTTGGACAAGTCACGATCTGAGCTTGAATACTGATACAGCCCCCCAAAAGGCGGGGAATATACAGAAAGACCTATGCTATTATCGGGCATGCCTTGCATTACATTCATGCAATCATCGTTATATATTGCAAACTGATCGGTAATTACTTTCTTTACTTCATCCATGATGGCACCTCAATTTCCTTCATAAAAGTTCTATCATTAGACACTGCTAATGAATTATTCATTTCAGCTACAAGTTTTGTAAACATTTCTTCTGCCTGTAGCTTCTTTCGCTTAAGATTGGCAATAATGTTTATATCACCATCAGTTGAAATCATGTCTACATTAACTTTTCTTTTCTGCCCAAACCTCCAAAACCGATGTATTGCCTGATAGTATTGTTCATAACTATGAGTAGGAAAAAATACCGTATGATTGCAATGTTGCCAGTTTAACCCCCACGCTCCGATCTTTGGCTTTATAACCAGTACCCTTGATTTTCCCGCAGAAAAAGAAACAAGCTTTTCCTCTTTTTGATCATCCGTGTCTCTTCCGCTTACTTGAATAGAATCTGGTATTAACTTTTCAAGTAAATCACCTTCATTGTTAAGATTGCACCAAATAACTGCAAAATCTTTTGTATTATTTACAAGTTGAGCAGCTTTTTGGCAACGGTCCTGGATGGTCGCTTTGCGCTCGTCTCTTTGTTCTTTTAATCCAACCGCTGGCATTGCAAATAACTGACCAGGAATAAACCTATCTAAGTCTTTCAATGCAACTTCGTTTTCAATCAATTCAGGTAACAGATAACCATTATCCGAAAATCCAAGGTCAGATGGAAATCTAACGGCCCTACCCCATGATGTAACCCATCTCCAAAAGTGGTCATGCGCATGGCCCTTTAGTCTCCATTTGGTTTCTTCTGTAAATCTTCCACGCTTATTGGTCGCGCAATTATTCTGATCGTTGATAAAGAAACGTGAAAGCATATCCATATAACCAAGGTACCCAAGGGCTTCCGAGCTTGTGCCAAGCTCGATAAAATCGTTAGGAGCGGCGGTTGCGGTTGCAAGTAACCGATGCTTGATCTTACGGCTAAACATTGTTATCTCATGCTTGGTTTTGCCGTTAAACGATTTTAGTATTGATGATTCATCGCATACAATACCTTCAAAATCATTAGCGTCAAAATGATGCAACTGTTCATAATTGGTAATTGTAATTTTGCCTTTTATTTTTCCATCTCTTGAACGCTTTGCTTCGATTCCAAACTTTTCCGATTCTTTTTCCATTTGAGCGCCGACTGCAATCGGAGTCAAAAGCAATACATTGCCATTGGTTTTCTGCACAATGTTCTGCGCAAAAGACAGCTCAATTAAACTTTTTCCAAGTCCACAATCAGCAAAGGTTGCGCCACGTCCTTTTTTAACCGCCCATTCAATTAAAGACTTTTGAAAATCAAACGCCATAGATGGCATAAAAATAGGGTCAAACCCATGCATACCGCCAATTTGCGATTTTTTATATAGAAAATCATCATAATCCAAATCACTCATTAACAACCTCCATTGTTAAAAAATCATACCATGAGAAAGGAAACTATACAAGCGGAAAATTAATTAAATATTGATTATGGCTTATATTGATAAGCTGGAAACGGTTCAAGCGGTACAGGCTCGACTATCGGCTCATCTTCAAATTGCTCAGGCTCATTAGTAACAAAATTAACCTCTAACTTAGGAGCTGGCTTGCGGATTCGCTTGCGCTTTGGTTTAGCCGGTTTTCTTTCGGCTGTAATTTTAACTGGCTCTTTTCTACCAAGTATTTTATCCATTAATTGAGTAAATAGACTTTTCTTTTTGTTTTCTTCACTAAGACTAAAAACAATAAACCCCTGTAATATTACTGCAATCAATAAATACATAGAGAACTGAAAAGGACGCGATCCAATTGAGTCAGGTATCGCCTTGAAAATATCATCCGCAGTTAACTGTCTGGCTGCTAATCCAGATTCAATAAAAATTACCCGAGACTTTCTATCTGATTCCCTTGACTTTACATCGGCCCTTGAATCAATAATCTGTTGATTGAGGTTTTCCATGGTTGGCCTGGTGATAGTTGGATCGCTTAAAGCTTTTGAATAGTTATCTTGCGCCTTAGACAAGGAAGCATTAGCCGTTGCAATTTTAATGTCAATCGCTGCAATCTCTTTATCGTTATCAACCGTGATAATTTTATCTGCATCAATCGGCTTAGTTGTAGCCAAGAGATACGATGTATCAAAGAACACGGCAACAATAACCAAGCATAGCCAAAGCTTGAAAGCCTTTTCCTCATAAGTAATTGGAATCAACAGAATAATCATTATCCCAATAGTTCCAAAAGCAATCTTACCCAACAAATCAGGCGCTTGACTGGTAAAGCATGCAAAAAGCATAATTCCGTCAGCTATCACTCCAATTATCAGGGAGGTTATTTTAATCCATGGCTTTATTTTTGGTGGTATTTTCATTTTTCCCCTAATCCTTTCCGGTGCACTGGTTCAAACTTCCTACAACCCTTTTCGTTAATCGGGTCAACTGGCTGCAATTTTATATCCCCATTACTTGCTGATTTATGAAGTTTGCAATTAAACTTGACTGGACAATTCTTTTGGAGTTTATCTACTATTTGGAATCCGATGCAGCGAATCATATTAATCCTTTTTTATGAAAAATGCGCCAAACATTCTTCATCCATAAACCATCCAAGGCACCTTAAAGACATTACATCTTGATCGGTAATTCCTGCATCGATTAATTCTTCAATTCCGCATGAATAAATAATATCATGTTCAGCAGCCATAAATCCAGCCGACTTGATATATTTGCGCATTATTTCAATTCCTAGAAACATATAACATTCAATGGAATCATCATATTTATAATCAGCTTCCATTATCTCAATAAATCTTTGCTCGTTCACACCATACCCCCTAAATCATTATCTTTGTAAACTTCATAGAAATTAATGTCTCGGTAATTGAATTGAAGCATCTTTTTCTTGAGCAAATAAATTGCCGTTTGTGTTACTTTACTCTTTGTGTCCTCGATTCTCAATATTCCATTATATATATATTGGAAATCTGCAATATAGATTATTGGCCGAATCTTTTTACCTTGAAAAACAAATCCTTCTTGAATTAAGAAACTTGGCTGTAATTTTAGCTCTGATATCTTACTCGCTTTCTCCATCATCTTAAGGAATGAATAACGCCTACCCTCAAGTGCACTGTCAAAAGTAATATTGTCAATTACTGTTTTAGTATTTCTGTATTTATTCATTTATCGGCATCTGAAATAACGGTTCGTTTTACTACATCTGGTTTAATATTACCTTTAACTTGCTGGAGAATATCATCAATCTTCCAATCAAGCAATCCAAGAAGTTCAATGCCAGTAAATCCATCGTTGGTTGATTCAAAATTAAGCATACCGTTATCAGTATATTCAAATGACAAACTAAACTTTTTCATCAATGATCTCCAATTACGAAATACGGTGTATTAGTATCTGGCGTATAAAACACTTGAACAGGATGGCCATTGACTCCGATGATATCAACGTAATCTTGACCAGGTAATTCATAGTGACCAACTAACTCATTTTTTTGATTGATTATTTCAATGGTCATTTGTGGTGTCCAAATTGAGCTTCATACTTATCAAGTTGAATCCATTGTTCTGATTTATTCTTATCAAAAGTAGATTCTTTATATGGCTGACTGCCCATAACCACAATGAAAAGAATGCAGAAAATACCAAATATTCCAATTAGTGAATGAATTACTTTCTTGACTCGATTGATTGAACGCTTGATGAATAAGCGCATTCGCTCGCGTCTACCTGGACGAACAAACTCTATTGGTGTTTCTTCGCAATTCCAATTTTGCATTTCGATCATGATGGCCTCCACTTTGAAAGCGCCGGGTTTCGGTCCCGGTAAACTGCCCCTATTAACGCAGCGCCCCAACCTTGTTTTAACGTTTCAAGGCTCAACGGGATATTGCGGCAATCTTTGCCTGGGCCTACCTTACCCGGATGCCAACACATGGCATATATGCGGCTTACGATCCGCCATGAAGGTACGCGATTGAACGCCACAATGTGCATCAGGATTCTAAGCGCTCATGTTTTACGATCTACTCGTCAGTAGCCAACTGCTACGTGAAAGCATCGAACTCTCGACCTGAAGTTTACAAAACTCCTGCTCTACCAACTGAGCTAACGTAGCAATAAACTATTTATTCTTATCAACCGCAACAGTCAATAGCAAGTCATTTGCCGCCATTGTGCGCCGTGTAATATCCGACTTCCAAAATAATGACTTGATGCCATTATATACTTTTGTTGGCTTGGTTGGTTTCTTTGGTTTGATTCGCATTCGGCGCATTGACCGATTTGGTTCTGAATGAGAAATTAGCCAATTGCCAGAATAATGTTTGACTGGTTTATAGCCAATTGCGTGAATGTCTTCAATCGGTCGGTGATAAACCTTATTCATCTTGCATCCTCCAATTCAAGGCGATCAATGCCTTCTACCAATAATCGAGTGCATTCAAACCCCTTGCCAAGATTCGGATGTTTTGCAAAATAATCATTGATTTTCTGCATGTCTTCCGGTCGCGTACTTAGACAAGTAATAATCATGCGCTCTGGTTTAATTTCGTACTTTTTCTTACCCATGCCAGCAAGTTACCACATAGCCAATATCCCGTCAAGCTGAAAATAAATTATTTTTTTGCTTGCATTATTTAGATGGTCGTCCTATACTTATTACATGGAGATTCAAATGAGTAAATTAATTGCTATTTTGTTTGCTGGGTTGGTTTTTGCTTCTTGCTCGATTATACCAACTGCCAGCGTTTCAGATTTTCCAATGCCATCCGAAGTTACAAATCCTATGCAGGCGTGGAAATGGGTGTCACATAATATTCATTATGTTTCTGATTCTTCAAACCTTTATCATACTCAGACCCCATCCGAAACCATGGCAAAGAGAACAGGAGATTGCAAATCGTTTTCATTATTACTTTGTGCTATGCTTGATCAGTTCGATTGCGAATCATGGATTGTTTACGGAGAAACAGATCATGGATATCATGCCGTTGTTTATTGCTCTAAATTAAGTATTGATGGGCTAATTGAACCACAAACATATGGCTCTCATGGTTGGAAAAGGGGCTTCCATGAGACCAGTAGAATGTCATATCAGACTTACAAAATGCTTGTCGACGGTGGCTGGCAAAGTTATTAAATGGAGGGCAATATGTCAATGCACAAAGAGATTTGCCTGATAGGATGGAACATACCAATTGAGTTAATGGCTAAATTGATATATGGTAAATTGACTATATATGAGATGGAATTGATACTTTGCTATATTGTGGGTTATCGTGCGAATGATTAAACGGATTTTTATTGCAATTGCTGGCGTGGTTTATGAGTCGCTAAGGAATGATCGGTATTTTGAGTAGTTCGATATTATTGGATAAGTGGATTGGCCAGTAATTAACTGGCCTTTTTATTTGTCAATATCTGGACGGCAATGCATTGTAGCAATCTTGCCATTTTCTTTATTCCAGATACTTCCCTTTGCCTCAGTCATTGAATCAAACCCCTCACTTGCGCCCCATTCTGACGGCCTGGAAGACGCGCCAAGCGTCATTACCTTGCATCCAGGGAACTCTTTAGTACTTTCGTGGTGGACATGCCCTACGCGCCATTCCCTATACTTTGTAGATGCCCAATCATCAGCCCAATGAGATGCCATTAGCAGTGGCAATTGGCCTGATTTCATTGCCTTGTCACCATGAGTAAAACCAATAAGATTTTTTCCATACTTGAACCGTTTATAATATTCTGGACCATTATCAATGGCAATGGATTTATCATCCTTAAACCATGCTTCTATTACCGTACCCATATAATAAGCCCTTGTCAAATCATGGTTGCCTCGGATAACAATAATTGAGACTGGCGCAATTTCACGCAATAGAATTACTGCATCACGAACAAGTTTCCAGCCCATTGAAAATGTCTTCATCCATCTTGTGTCCTCGTCTTGTATTGTTCCTTTTGCTGTTGAGTTGAGCGGATTATCTGAATTAAAGAAATCATTACCAATGGGAAACAAAATCCTTTCTATTTTGTATGTTTTGGACCAATTTATTATTTTGTGAATAATGTTCATAAACATTTCAGACGCTATTTTAATATCGTAGTCGCCAAAACCTGTTTCCTGCCCCCACGCAAGCAACCCAAAATGAACGTCGAACAAATCGACTTCAAGCATGCAATCACCAATAGCTTTAACATTAGGTAGCTTAGGCGGCTGATAATCTTTAATTGCATCAATAAAATCTTGCGCTAATTTTTCAGGATCAGGGCCGTCAATCGGCTTTAATTCAAGTCTAACTTGTTTATTCTGATTGTTGGCTGATCCCCATGTATTAACTCTTGCCCCAGTTATTTTCATTGAGCTTAAATCGATGTTGTGGTAATCAAGCGCCTGGTCTATGTTGGCGACATCAGACGATACGGCATTTTCTGGCAAAGGTTCTGAGTTAAATAATTCCGGATGATCGATTTTTAATTGAGCTGATACAAGGCGTATTAATCTACCGTATGAATCAATATTTTTTCTATCTGGATTTACATCTACACAAAATTGGGTAAAGTTTTCTCTAACCCATACTTTGCCATGCTCCAAATATTTATCATAAATCCATTTTGTTGCTGTCATGTAACCTCCATTACTGACAAGAAAGAATAACTATTTAATAAGAGACTTAATAACAAAACCACCAGCCAAACCGGTCAACAATCCGCCAATTCCATACTTAATTTCATTGCCTTGCGCCTGTGCTAACTGACTTTTAAGCAACGATATTTCTAAATCTTTACCAGCTATAACCGCATCTTTTGCATCAATTACTTTTTGCTGGTCCGCCATTTGCTTCGTCAATAAGCTTTTTTGATTGGTCCACCAGTCTATCACTTGACCCCGCCAGTCTATCCATGATTGCACTACTTGCGCCAATCTCTGCGTTAGTGACTTTGAGTTGTCCAACTGCACTATTGGCTGCACTGGCAAGTCCTGCATTTGATTTATCCAGTTGCTTGATTGCGTCGGCTCCTGGAACGGATTTCCCCCCTCTTGCGAATAAACCGCCAATGAAGGCAAGCACAACACTAAAGCCAATAAGGAAACCTTTCCAATGCTTTTTAATGAATGCAAACATTTCATTGCGCTGCCTTTAACTGGCTTGCATTAGAGTCAATCGCATCATTCTTTGCATCGGCAATGGCCACAACACCAAGCATTCCCCCGCCATATACTGACAATGTACCAAAAATCAACAAAGCCTCAGTAATGACATTAGGTCGATCACGCATGAAAATTAGCCAAACAATTAACAACGCGAATGCCGCAACAAACGAAAATACTCCGATTACCGCTTTAATTTCCGGCCTATTCTTTACATCGGTAAACCAGCCTAATATGTGATTCATTTATTTACTCCTAAAAACTTACTATATCACTAATGTTATATAATGTCTAATTTTACAAAACACCAGGCATTTGGTAGTGAGGGTAGTCTATAATATACTTTTCATCCAAGTCACCATCGGACCTGGTTAGACCATCACCATCCCAATCACCACCCCATCTTAGGCCCTGTTCCATCATAGCAGTTGCAATTACTCGCCATTGAGTGTCATTCAAACTTGGCCAGTAAGTATTACCATTTTTATCCATTGGAACAATATCAACTGCCTTCCCGCTTTGATGGGGTGATTTAGATGTAATTCCATCACAATCGGTAATAGTTGATTTATTTTCTGACTCACTAATCGGTGACATTCCAGCTTTTTGGCGGAGGTTGTTTACAGTAATAAGCGATTCCCTGCCTTGAGCGTGGAATGCAATTTGCATAGCATCAGTTCTTTTACCGCCACTATCAGGCACACAAGCATTAACTATCCCATCGGTATCAAGTTTAGCAAATCCGGCATCAACCTTTTTACGGAATGTCTGATCAAGTAATTCTGGATTAGCATACCATTTAGTCATCTTATTCAGCTCCCTTTGCTTTTCCAGCCCTTCTCTCGCCTTGAATACCGGCCACTTGCTCACTAACCCTTATAATGCTACTCGACATCTCGCGCAATATAGTTTTAGTTTCATCCATACCCAATTTAATGTATTCAAATGTAGTATTAATTTCTGCGTGCGACCTATCAAGCTCCAATAGTTTAGGCATGACATCCTCCCGTATTTTTCTATGCGCATTATCAATTTGATCTTTCATTTCTTTCTCGCGTTGATCGTGCGCACCTTGTTCTTTTGCTGCTATCAAATCTTTTTCTTGTTTTTCTTCTAATGATTTCTTTTTATATTGGGCATGTTGGACAAACACAAGTATACTTACGGCGGTTGCAGCGATTCCAAATATTAAGCCGCCTATTATACCAAATTGTTCAAGTGACATTTCTAATCCTCATTGTATTGGTATTCCGCAAATTGTGCCGCCAAAATTAACGTGGGCAAAACCGTTAAGATTAAAAAGCGCGCTACTCCAATTCCCAAATCCAGCATTACCGATTGAGCTCGTCC